TCTCTCGCAAAATATAAATGTTGTGCCATAGTTTTCTCCTATGTATCTTGAAAAGACTTGGTCGTGAACGTCTGTTCCTGCCAGTATTTTCTAGTATCGAACCTCTACGACTATTTCGCCAACGCCTAAAGGTTCTAATACACCTTCGTCAGTATCTATACTAACTATAGTGTTCTGGTGAGTATACTGCGCTGCTCCTCTTCGATCAACATATCGTAGTCTTTGATTTTCTTCTAAAGCTACTTCTACATCTTCTAAAAGCTTATCTAACGCATCTACTGCATCTTCTTCGTTTACATAACAGCGAACTGTTACATTTAAAAATCTATCCTTGTATCCGCCTCCTTGATACAATCTTGTTTCTCCAGAGGCATTCAAATGAATAGCTGGAAATTCTTCTATCTCGTCCCAAAACTTAAGTCGTGGGCTTACATTGTCTCCAACATCTGATAAGAACTCTCCAGTTCCGTTTATCTTTTTTAGTACATCTACAAGCGCATTTGTAATGGACTGACGTCGTGTAGTATAATCTCTAACTGCCATTACTGTCTCCTAGTATAGAATCTTCCTATTGCCATTTCTGCGGCTATTTCTCTTATAGACCTATCTATTAATCGTCTTGGGTCTCTTTCTGTATTTGCCCAGGGAGCTTTTCCTACTCCAATTTCGTAAACCTGATAAGGATTTTTTGCATAAGTATACCCAATACTAGGGTATCCTTTTGCAGTTGTAGATATATCCGTCACTTTAACACTATTTGCAAAAGTACCTGTTACATTTGTAAGAGCTGGAGCTCCCATATTTTTTCTAACTGTATTCGGTAGTTTTTGATTTAATAGTGCTAACAAAGCAAACATACTGCTATTTGCAGAAGAACGTTGAGCACGTGATTTGTCTAACTTTTTTAATGCAGTGGATACTCCACTCGTTCTAACTACCGAAAACTCTTGTTTTATTCTTTCTTTCTTCTTTGCATTCCCAGTGTTTTGTTCTTTAATCTTTCTTTTCTTTTTTCCCGTAACTTTTTTATTCCTACGGGACTTACCAGCTGTATTATAAAGCAGTACTTGAGAAACCCCATCTAGTAAGCTAGTGGAACCTTCTTGAGTTAAAACTTCTTTCCACGCTTCAAAATAATTCTCTATGGCTTCGGTTTCAGCGGCTATTTCATCCGCATTTTCTGTTCTAGACTGCCAAGTAAGAATAGGAGCAAAACCTTTTTGAAACTGACCATCAATATCTAAAACTTGACTATGCTTAATACTAAGTTTCATTGACTTTTCGTAGTTTCTTTGTATCTTTAAAACTTTTTTATAGTCTTTAAAACTTCCTCCTCGTTTTAAGCCTTTTATAGCTTTGGAAGTCGCATACATTGCTCTAATACCAGAAGTTGGAACTTGACCTGCTCCGTGGCCTAAGTTAGCACCTACTTTACCTCCCGCTCCTGATACTGCATTAATTTCTTCTTGCTTTATTTTTGCTTTTGGAAAATACTTTTTTAAAACTGCTTCTACTATTTTTCTTTGACGTTTTCGTACATATCCTGACTGAAAACTTTCAAAAGAGGAAATAACTACAACTATTTCTCCACCTTTAGGGCGTGGCTTTATTTCAAATAACTCTTGAGCTCTTTCTTTACTTAACTTAGTACTTCCAGCAGATATTAATTTCTGTTCTTGTGCTAAGACTATGCTGCTAAACTCTTCCCATATTTCTTCTAAAGCTTTTTCTGCTTTATCTGACCCATCCTGTAATTTTGTTATTGCAGATGCAACAGTTCCTTTGAATTCCTGCTTATTAATTATTAAAATTTGTCCTGGCAGCCTTTGATAAGGCTTTCTTAAGTCGTACTTCCCTTTTTCTTGATAAAGTTCCCTAGTATCTAGAATTTCTTGTGCTAATGCTTTTAATTGAGGGCTACTCATTAGAAATTCTTATATAAATCCAGAACACGTTTTATGTGGTCTGGAAATGCTACACTATCTCGAACACTTGTACTGCCTTGATTCTGAATGCTTGCGCCTCCAAGAGTCTGGCGTTCTTTGTGCTCATCTTTCAGATAGTATGTAATCAAATCATGTACTGCAAGTTTTAAATCTGCTGGAGTTGCAGAATACCCAGCAGTATAAACTACTTTTACAGCAGCTGGACCTTGTGCCCAGTTTTTATAGTTTGAACCATTTGTAGTACGGTACAAACTATCAGTTGCGCTATCTAAGTAATATTCATAGTTTCCAGTAGTAAGAGTAATGTAACTCTGATTATACCCACTTCTTTCTTCTACTGAAGTAATTGCATTTACAGGACTTTCTGTAAGTTGTACAATATGTGTATTCCAATGTACATTTATATATTCTGTTTTTGCAGAAGTATAATAGTCAATAATTGAGTTTCCACAGTAAGTTTTTACTAATTGACTCACAGAACTAATCAGCGAAGTAATCCTTAAATCCTCTTTCGGAGTGTTGATTCCTTCCGCTTCTTTATAATCGTTTAGAGTAGTTAAATTAGCCATAAGTCATTTAGTAAAAACTCGGGGGAGTTTCCTCCCCCAAGTATCTCAACTATTACTGGTAAGCCCAGCGGATAGATGGTTTGTTGTCGCCAGCGTTGGCAAACAGCTCGTTGAAGCCCAGAGACTGTGATGCAACGATCACATTCTGCTGATCTTTTACGCTGTACTCAGTTTCTATGTTAACGCCACGGAGACGTGGAATTACATAGTTGTTCATGTTTACAGCAAGAGCGGCTGTTGAAGTAGCTGCACTAGCGGCATCAAGGTTATAAGCTAGCTGGTCAGTAGCAATGACAGGTGAGCCATATACTGAACCAACCATACCTACACGCTTGGTTGCCAGGTCGCTACCAACTTCAGTTACGTCTGTGAAGCCAGAAGCATCAATCAGTTCGTAATAAACGTCAGTCGGTACGATGTAAGCGACATCAGAAGGATTCAGGCCGTATTTGCCCATTTCCTTTCTCATGCCGAGCAGGTTGGCGGGGGTAACTTCAGCAGATGTTGAAGCATCAAGAGCTGTAGTTGCCGAAGCAGTAGCATAACCGCTAGTATTATCAGTACCAGAAGCACCAACAAGACCAGTAGTAAAGCCACCAGAGTTACCTACGAGGATTGCCTTATCAATAGCAATAGCGTGAGCACGTGCCAGGGCAGAGGTAACCATGGGAAGGACAGAAACAACGATCTGCTCGTCAGTGTCATTCGAAATGAATGTACCTGAGATCAGACGATGAGCCTGCAAGATGACCTGAGATACAGTGTAGTTGTTGTCACTGTTATCAGTCAACTGGTTAGAAGAAGCAGTGATGCCTGCTGCACTCCAAGAAGCACCATTGGAATCAGGAGCAAGTGGCAACACAGTGGCGCCAGAAGCAACCTGAATTTCGCGGAAAAGAGGAGCAATCTTCATTTCCTGACGAACTTCTTCTTCAAACTGCTGAGAAACGATTACATCGATACCAGCAGCAGTGGTAGAGGTATAGTCAACACCAGCTTTTTCAAGCATATCCTTCGCATATGCAGTGTCAAAACCTTTACCAGTGATTTTACCAAGAATATGGGCAGACAGAAGGTCTTTACCAATAGACTTGAGTTCCTGACGACCACGGCCAGAGAAGTCACGCTTGCTGTTACGCATAGCTTCCAGCTCAGCAGCTTTCTCTTCAAGGTCAGCCTTGTACTTGTTAAGAATTTCCGCAGATTCAGCTTTTTCAGCTTCGAATTCCTTGCGAATATCTGCAACTAGCTGCTCAGCACCAGTAGTGATGCCAACACGAACAGCTTCCTTCTGCTCAGCTTCAGCAGCAGCTTTTTCAGCTACTTCAGCGGCTTCAGCTTCAGCGGCAGCCTTTTCGGCAGCCTTTTGCTCGGCTTGCTTCATTGCCAGATTTGCAGCAGTTTCTTCTGCTACCTTCTTTGCAAAAGCTTCCAAGTCGATTTCCGGAGTTTTTACATCTTCGGACATTTCGATCTCCTTTTGTGTGGAAGAATCTTCCACGCTTACCGGTGTATCACTAGCTATACTAGAAGTATTAACTTCATCCTTAGCCAGAGACTGACCGGCTAGATCTACACGATTAATGAAAGTTTTCTTGAAGTCTTCGTATTCAGCCATCGAATCAAAAGACTTCGAAAGTGAGAAAGTAGCTGCTTGATTGCAAGGCACGGAAACTACCGATACTTCAAACAACTCAGCATCCTTTATCATTAGTCCCTCGGTTTCCTGTAAGTAATCAGCATCCTTGACTCGGAAACCAACGGAAAAAGCTCCAAGAATGCCCTCTTTAACTAGTTCGCACACATTTGCAGGTGCGGATTTGCTAATTTTTGCCTCGAGTTCGAGACCTTTATCTGTTACTTTTAGCCCAGTAGCTCTACCAATAGGACGGTCATAGTCATGATTAAAAAGAATAATTGGATTCTTTTCAAAGTTTCCTAGCCCGCCTTTACTCCATGCTTCTGGAGAAATAGAATCTCCCGCACGGTCAACATCATTGGTGCTAGCCATTCCACGAATAATGACAGAACCATCTTCTGTGGCTTGTGACTTAAAAGTAGATGTGAGATTAAAAATTTTCTCCATCATTTTTCACCAGTTTTTACTGCTGTTGCAGTCTTCGCCTTTGGCTTTGGTGGAGTTTTCTTTACCGTAGCTTTAGGCGTAACTTTTGGTTTTTCTTCTACTTTGGGGTTATGAATAAGATCCCAAACGTCTGGTACTTCCCTTTCTATCATAACTAATAAACTATTCCACGAACCTGTTATTCTGTCAATTTCTTTAACTGTACAAGACGGTGGAAAGTCTTTCATCTGAGAGTATTCCTTTCTAGTAGGAACACGTCCAAGTTCAGCAAAAAATAAACCAACTTCTCTTGCTAAACGTAATCTTTGTCTTTGCCTTCTAATTGCTCCCATTAGTATTTTCCTCTTCTATGGGTCGACCTCCTAAATCAGGATTTGCAGCCGAACCAGCAATATTTGCGGGAACTCGAAGCTCGTCATATCCTTCGACAGGTTCAAAGCCAAGACTATCTCTGGCTTCGTTTGGACTAATAATTCCAGTATTTACAAGTGCAGAATAATACTGAGACTGGTCTCTTAACTCTGGTTGCAGAGCTGGTATATCTGACACATCTTCTCTAACTTCAAAGCCAAAGAAGCGTGTAAATGCAAAGTTCATTTTACGAACTATTGGAAGTATTGTTTCCAAATAGTACAAACGCATATTTGGTCGGATATTTGCGTTGTTACCTGAATCTAGCATGATTGGTGGTATGCCAATCGATTTCAATATAATCTTTTCGTTTTCTTGAATCGCATTCGAGAAGTCAAGTTCTCTAAAGTTTACAGCAGATATTTTATCTACTTCTAAACCGCCATCAAGAATCAAAGGTCTGTGTCCGCCAGCGTCAGGCTTGTAACGAACTGCCCATGATTGTAACATTCTTTCTTTAATCTTTTCAGACAAAGTATTTGGAGACTTGAGTACCAGACCTGGAACTGCTCCATTTTTAAAGAAGTTATCCTGAAACTTTCTCATGTTTGCCATCAACTGCATTGTACGCACTGCTGGCTTTAATCTTGATACACCTCTGTAAATATCGTGAAAAGAATTTTCTTTTATATGAATAATTTCGCTAGGTGAATAATCAACATCGTTATAAGTGTACTTCTCGACATAAGTTCTTGAATCTGCGTGGATAGTAACATTATCAGCGGGTATATGATACAAGTGAG